TTGTCGATCGGCAATCGTGGCTTGCCGCGCCGTTTGAATACCTGTAAACTGCCGCCCTTGGCGCGGGCGATGAAGCTCCCAGCGACGAATCGTCCGCCGGACGCCTTTACTCCGCCTCTCGTCTCGCGCGCCTTTAAATGGATTAGCGGAATCGGGTTAAGACCATGCCACACGATCACGCTGGCCCCCGCGCCCGTGCGCTTCAGTTTTGCGGTTTTTAGGCGCCGGCGGATTACTTTCTGTTGGACGGCCAGCTCTTTGGATAGGCCCCTCGTAGATTGCGTGCGCACCCAGGATGCCATCTTGCGCAGCGTGGCATTCAGGGCTTTGGATATTTCCGGTTGAGTGGTTGCGAGGTCGATTATTGCCTGCCGCAGGCTGCTGGTGTCGATTACAAACTCGATCATTGCTTCGCCAGCTCCAGCATAGCCAGGCCCGTACCGTCAGACTGCGGGCCGGACAGCACATCGTAAGTGATGCTGCCGATGACAACCTTATCGCCGCGTGTAACGCCCGCCAAATCGGACTCTTTACAAGTCAGCCTAGGGCGATTCGTGTCGAACTCGTATTCGCCGAGCTCAGCATTGAGATACGGATCGTCAAAAATGGCATTGATCTGACGCTCAGTCTTGTCTTGTAATTGCAGGGTCACGGCCACGGCAAACTCGTCCGTGTCGAAGTACACATCCAAGTCTTCCCAGGCGGCCTTGGGCATCACTTACCCCGCTTGCCACGCCGTTTTTTGGGCTTTGCTACGACCTCGACCAACTCTATTCTTGCCTCAGGCGGCTCAGGCTCAGGCTCGATTTTTTTCTCCTGCGGCATCGTAGCCAACGATGCCTTCCCCCGATGCAGCAGAGAGCGGGCGACACTCTCCTCCACCTCGACTATATCGCCAGCTCTGGCAATCTTACCGCCGACGAGAAATGCGCTGGATACCCTCAGCCATACTGTTTTTTCCAATTTACTTCTCCTTATGCCGAGGGCCGCCTAATCAGCGGCCCCTTGCGGTATCAAGTAATTCTTACGTTGTTACCTGCTTTTTCCCCAGGCAGAATGACTCTTCCCGCCGGAGCGCATAGTCCACATCCTGGAAGATCACAACCCGTATACGACCTTTCTTGCTGTGGGTGTATGGATCGACCATCAGGTCGAGCCCACCCCACATGCCGATCAGGAGGTCGGCGAAGTTTCCCATGAATACATCGCCGGTTGTGATCTGATTGGTGATCTGCACGGCGTAGCCATTCACAGTGCCCCCGGGCTCCCACAGCGTAGCGCCAGTGCCGGTAAATTTCTCAGTTGTCTTGCAGTGCCCACGGAAAGAGGCATCGCCGACATAAGCCATAGACTGCACGTCGGCATTATCGAGGCTGATTAAGGTCTCCATTGCTACCAGCTCGGCAAAAGTGGGCTGAGTTGCGACAAAATCTTTGGCATTGATGCCGTCGTAGCTCGCTATTCCTTTGGGCTGATCATTGTCTCCGGTCCCGTAATATCCCGCCGCATCTATAGTAAGCGCCAAAGCACGGGCGAGGTCGGCCCGCACCATAGCCTCAACATCACGGCTGGATTGCATCAGCAAGCGTCTGGTGATCTCAGAGTATGCACCGACGGTCTTGGGCGACATAACGATATGCCCCAGGTCAAAAATACTCTCGGTGGCATCATCATCTTCTCCCAGCCAGTAGCCTTGCGCGGCCACAGTCTGTTTGGGGATGTCGACATTACCGACAAGCCCGCCGATTACCGTGCCGAGCTGCATAATCGTAGCGCGATTGCGCAGAATCTCAATAAAGCTCGCCGAGAGAAGCTCGGTGGCCACCAAGAAACCGCCCGTATCACCCGGGTCGGTGCCCGTGATGCTGGTATTGAGGGCGCGACAAAGGACGTCGGTTGGAATCGTGAAACGGTTGGATTTTCTGCCGCTCTTTTCCGCGGCGGCGCGTGATGCCTCAAACTCGAAGGCGGCCTCTCTCTGCAACCGCTGGTCTGTCGGCTCCGCGAGGGCGCGAATAACCCTCAAAAAGCTGAAGCTGCGCGCCTCTTTGTCTGTGAGGCCGATGTCGTTATCGCTTAATTGATCGGCAAGCGGCTTCTGCGCCCTGGCATTGATATGATCCAGCAGGCGCTGTTGGAACTCAGCCACGCTCACACCATCCTTCACTGCGTCGCGGGCCAGGTCAGGGGCGCCGAACTTCTCGCCCATCTCGACTATCGAGCGCACACGGGCGCGCTCGGCTTCCGTTCCTTTGCGATGCTCTGCTGCGGCATCGATAAGGGGCTGTGTTTCTTTCTTTTCGTCAGGCATTTTTTCTATTCCTCTCGGTTCAATTTCATTTTGTTTAATTTCTAAGTTTCTCCCGACTCCCACAGTAATATCAACTGGGACGGGAACAATCGAAACCTCGAACGGCTCCCAGGACGTGATCTTCCATACATCCTCGCCATCACGCTGTTCAATAAGCAGCGCATCGTGAATTATGTAACCTACCGATACGTGCTTACGGATGTTATCTTTTACATCGTCAAAGATTTCCTCGGCCCGGTCGCTTCTCCCGAAGCGAACCACAGCCCGCCCCCGGCGGTCTGCGTCGATGGAAACCGACTCGATGACTCCTACTTGGTCGCTCGTATCGTGATTCACGAGCAACGCCGCCCCGGCCTGCAAGCGATCCAGGATTACCGCTCCCGGGTCGTGGCTCAATATCTCGATCCCCCACCAGCGCCGCGCCTCGGCCTCGGACGAAAAGGCAAGCTCGACGGTGCGGGCCTCGACATCGATCCCACGGACTTCAGCCGGACGGAAGGCCCGATTGTCTTTTTTTATCGCTGCCAAGCGTTGCTCGATGGTGTTCTTCATGGCGCTACCTTGCCCTTTCGTTATTTTCTTTTCCTCTGGCGCTTTTTCCATTACCCAGTCCTCACTTTTTTTCGGTTTGCCGCCCCATGATCGCGGCCTGCATATTCTTATCTAAGATTGCCGCCTGGATGTACTCTTCAGGGATACCTGCGTTACGCATCTCTTGTATGTCGGCGGCTATTTCACGCCAAACATCTGATGGGTCGCGGCCACTCTCACGGATGATCTGCCCTGGCGACTGCAATAGATTATTTTTAGCCATCACGGCCGCCTGCACGTCCGCGCGAGGATCAATCCATGCCCAACGTCGCGGTTGCCAGCTCACTACGCTGTAGCGGTCGATTCGCTCCGGCTTCAGCGGGCGCCCCAGAACAGTGATATGCCCGGCCAATAAGGCGCGAGGAAGCCAGGTCTCAAAGACCGGCTGAGGCAACATCTCTATCAGCAGCTCCTGCATCTCCTTCCAATGCTCGCGCTCATCAAGCGACCCCTGGCGGATGCTGCTGTAGTTGACGCCCTCAAGGTCCTGAGCAAGATTGTTATAGAGCACGCCATAGCCGGCCGCGATACCGCGCAACATAGCCTTGTTGAATAAAGAAAACTCGCCGGAGGGATACGCCGGGTCCCATGCGTTTAGCTCCGCGCCCTCGGGAAGGATCGGAAATTCCCCCGGCTCCGCGCTCATTTCAAAGGCTTCCAGCTCGGTCTCATCCATTTCGGGGCCCCGCCCCTCTTTCCACTGGATGATCCCCATCTTCGAGGCGCCGATGCGAGCATTCACAACGGCCGCGTCCTCGAAGCCGACGAGCTGTTTCATCCTAAAAAGGCTCGTGGCCATCCATGGAAGTCCACGCTTCTGGCCGACCATTTCCGGCAAGAATCCATGGATGATTTCATCGGCAGCTATGCGGTAATAGTTGCTCCCCGAGCTGGTATAATTGTAATAGTCCTCGGATTCTTTCACCACAGTGAAATGGTATGCTGCCGGCCGCCCGTACTGATTGTACTCTATGCCAGCGCGGATAAAGCGGCCATCGGGCAGGTCGTTACGGTCGAACGCCGGATCGCACCGCTGCGGGTCAATCACCTGCAAGGCGAATCCCAGCGGGCCGGCGTCCTTGCCGAAGATTTTGCGAATCATAAACTCGCCGTCCCGGACTAATGATTGTACCGCGCTGGCCTGAATGCTGCGCCAGCTCTGCCGCCCGGCAATATCGCAATTATCACGGCGCCCCCATCTTTCCCATGCGGCCTCGATTGCCTGATTGGCAAGCGTGTCGAGATTCCCTTTCTCGTCGCGGCTTTGCGCCTGCAAGAGGATACCCTTCGGACCGACGATATTCTGCCGGGCCATCCTGACGAAGGCACGGGCATAATCATTATTCGCTGTCTGCTCGCGGGAGCGGGCGACAAGGATGCGCTGATGCCGGCGGATAATCGATTCCGCCGTCATCGGATAGGATACCCAATCGGCGGATAGGCGGTCGCGTCTTGCGCCCGATAACATGCGCACGACTGTACGGATTATTGTGCGAGGCGATTCCATTATCGGATTATCGGCTACCGAAACATCAGCCGATTTCTGCCGCCTGAAAAAATCGAGGATGGACATTACTGGAACCTCACGCGGACGTGCTGATCGAAGAGGCCGCCGACGCGGGCCGCATTCATGCGACGCAGTTCGGCTCGGTAGCGGTCGCGCAGAATAAGTAGGTCGGGAATAGGCGTGCGCCACAGCTCACGATTATTGATCTTATATTTCTCCTGGTCGATGGTGGCACGCTTTTCCAGCACCGCCTCGATGGCGGCGAGGACGCGCTGAACATGAGCACGGCCGTCATATCCATCCCCTACCACGGCCAAATTCGGCTTGATGGTAGTCTGCCCGGCCTCAATTTCCACCACTGCATCCCCATCGGTAACGCGCAGAGAATACCAATACTCCCCGGCCGACCAGGTAGCGGTAACAGAGGCGGCGACAATGAAATGATGATTGGTGCCGTCGGTCTCGGCCGTCAGGTCGATGCTGTCCGGGCCGCGCAAAATGGCGGTCAGCTCCCAGTCGGGGGCGGGATAGGCGGTTAGTACGATGATTTTCTTAAAAGTTGTTCCGGCTACAATGTATGATGGGAATAAAGGCATATAGTTCTCACCAGTTTCTGACCCAACCGCCTCGTCTTCTGGCGGACATTTTGGCTCGCTTTTGTGAAGATTGCGTTATCTGCAACTCTGTTTCCTCTGGCGCTTTTTCCTGGTCATTCTCGACGGCAACATCCATCTGCAGCCGCTCAGCCGCCCGCTTAAAACTTGGATTGGCGATCTTGAGCGCTGCCAGGGCATACACCCGGCAGTCCAGGGCCTCATTGCGCTGGTATGTCTGATACCACGAGCGCACCGGAAAGCCCTTAACATAACGGGTCACAAGTTTCTCGGCGGTGAGCTGTCTGCACCAGTCCATCCCCCTGTCGGCTGGGATATGGCAATATCCAGGGCCGGGGCTTTCTACGGCAAGGCGACGCATTACCGTCAGCTTTGCCTCGTCCACGCCGACGAGGAATAAATCAATCTTGCGCTTGTTTTTCCCCATCTGTTTTCGGCTCGGCGCCGAGACAATCGGGCGCCCCCACCCCCCGACCCCCTTAGTGCCGAATATCCGTCTGCCCGTCTTGCCGCGCAACCAGTCATAGGCGGCCTGTGTGGTACCTCCGGTGCCGCCGGTGTCCACGCACGCCGCGACTATCGGCAGTTGCGCCCCGGACTCGTGCTGCCAGGTGGAGGATAATAGGGCCTCCAGCTCGTCCCATACATCAATCTGCAAGGGGTCTCCCCACAAAACCTGGTAATCGACCGACCACGATTCCTCGCCGCGCCCCCATGCGACTACCTCCACCTCAAGGCGGTCATGCTGCATATCGACTCCGGCGGTAAGCACTAAGCCACCGGCCGGAACCTGGGCGCGGAATTGCTCGGCGCGGGCCATCAGATTGTCGGGATTCGCCTGCTCCCCCGGCTCCTCGTAGGTCAACGCGAGGGAGACGTTGACAAAAGTCTGCATGTCATTGGTGGCGCGCTTATCCAAATAGCTCTGCACGATGTCTCCGAGACGGCGGAGAGTGGAATATAGCTCGTTAAGGTGAAACGAAGCGTGTCCTCTGAAGGGCTTCAATGCCCGCCATCCTCCGCCCAGACGCTCGGCATTACGCACGGCCCATATCCGCTGACCATCATTCCACGGGCTCCCGCAATAGCGGCAGACGTAACGGGATGTGAAGGGGTCCTGATAATCATCTGGTTCAGATTTTCCGCGCCATGTAACTTGTTCCCACTCCAGCTTTTGAAAATCGTGGCAATCTGGGCAGGGCAGATAAAAGTATCGCTGGTCGCCCGCATTGAAGGCGTCCTCGATGTAGGAGGACCCCTTGATGGTCGGCGTACTGATTTCTATCAGCTTCCGCTGGTCGCCGAAAGTGGCGGCCCGTTGCCACATGAGACCCACGGCATGTCCCTCGGCAGATGGCTCATAGCCGTCGATTTCATCGGCCACGATAAAAGGGGCCGACCTGCCACGCATAGTCTTCTGACTTCCAGACCATGCAAACATGATAAAGCCGCCTGGGTATGATTTCATGGTGCTGTTGTTCACACCGTCACGGCCTCGCGGTTTCGCCAGTCGGTCGCGGATGCCGGGGCTTGACTCGATCAGCGGCAAAAATTTGGTGTTCAACCAGACCTGTAAGTCGGTCTGGCTCGGCTGCATCATCATCTGCGATAGCGGGCGCATGGCGATATGGTATGCCTGGGCGCACAGTGCGACCGTTGTCTTGCCGACCTGCGCACTCCACATCAGGGTTATGCGGTGGCAATCGGGGGAGATGGTCATGTCCAGCGGCTCGCGCTGGTAGGGGGCATTGTCGAATCGGATGAATCCGGGGATGGCATTGCCTATCGGAATCCTGATGTTGGCCTCTGCCCACTCGCTTGGCTTAAGATCGGGCGGCGGGCGCAGATGTTGTTTGGCGTCCCTTACCGTGCGCGCCAATACGGCGCTATTGTCAAATCTCCCCACTGTCGGCGCCCTCCTCATCCTCCGATGGCTCGATCAGCATGTCGGTATCGGCCAAAGCGGTCAGTACGGAATCAATCTCGCGTAACAGCACGGCCTTCACTTCGCGCTCATCGGTATTACCGACAAGGGCGGATGCCACCCTGGTCGGGATATTGCGCATATTGGCCGCCACCTCGGCGAATAGGGTGGCGAGATTGCACTCGACTTGTCTCACACTCACTACCTCACCTGTAATTTTTGCCGTCTCCGCCTCTGCCCTGTCTGCCTGGGCCTTGGTCAGCCTGGCCCGCTCCCGCCGATAGTTGAAGACCTCCTCACCCACGGTGGGCGCAACCGCTGGATTGCGGGATTCAAGATAGCAGATGTATCCCTGGACGGCGGATGCCAATTCATAGCGGCCCCTTTTTGCTTTTGGAATAATGCCTTGCCGGACAAGCTGATGTATTCGTCGCTCGGATAGCATAAGCAATTCGGCGATTTCACCAACCTTACAAAAGCTTTTAGTTTCCACACAGGGGCCCTTCAATTATTTCCAGGCAATAAAATGAAAAAGAGAAATTCACTTTTTTGGGCACCCACAAATGATAAGCCGCGAGCTTTTGAGAGCC